ATTCATAAACACTTAAAGAAGTTAGAAGCGCAAGGTATTATAAAAACTGAAAATAATTACTTCCCATTATTAAAAGGTAATACCCGTAGAATTATCTATGATGACAGTATAAAAGATGATGACTTAAAAGAGTTTCAATTCACTAACGCTGATATAACCGAAACTATTAAACATACTAAATTAATCAATAGCATTGAAGCGGATCATATACTAGCTCAGGTTAAAGAATCAGGTATTCATAGAGATGATGACTTAACTAGGTTGTTTAATACTATAACAAAAGAGAGTGATCTCATATTGGCTGAGAGGCTGTTAGCTGAAGGCTTAACACCTAAAGAAGTCATAACCAGCATGGCTCTAGGCTCTTAGCGTATCATACAAGAAGGCTTAAGGTTCCTTTAGCATCCTTAAATTAATTAAGGCTATCTTAACATCCCATATACATCAAGGGACTCAAGGTTTATTCATTGGTGGATGTACACTATGACCAATTTCAGAGGCGGTATGCTTCCCCCCACCCCCTCACTTGTACCGAGGGGTACCTTACTCAATTTTTCGCTAGTATTTATAAAACACTTGACAACAGATATCTTTTGTGAGTGTGCATGTCTTAGCAGAAACAAACCTACCTAACGATGCCCTTTACAAATATATATATTAAATACAAACCAAACAGAGTGTAGTCTAAAAGATTGTATGTAATGATGATGACCGTGATAGAGTTCGTGCCGATAATAGACCTAACCCGATAATAAACAGTATTGTTTAATTATCTTACTAATCCTATTGGATTGTAGCTTCTCGTTTATCTAGTTTAGATGTAATGCACTACGCTACATCCCCAGTGGTCAGATCCCCGATACTGTTACTTGATCTCATCCGAGAGCAACACTTAAGGAGAACCCACCGATTAAACACGTTTATCCCTATCTGTCAGCTACTACATTTAGGAGGGCTGGGTAATGGCCCCGAATAGTTAATATAAGCGATAATTAATTTTAAGTCAAGGTAAGGATACTATTGACATAGATATCTGTCTGATATATATTGCGTATATGAGCAAAGGATCTAAACCAAGACCATTTACCGACAAAGACATCTTTGATGAACACTTTGATCGTATCTTCCGTACCGAACAAAAAGCATTTAAAGCATTAGAGAAATCCATCAGTAAGCATAGTAAGGATTATGCAAAGTTAGCAGAGTATGAATTGAATCCATCTACTGGTGAAATAGAAAAAAAGTATAAAGATGGATGTTAAGAAGTGGATGCAAGACATGGCCAAAGAGTTTGGCAAGTATGAATACAAAGTTAAGTATCAAGCAGAAGCGGGTTATGTAGAGTTAAAGTCACCAGGATGGCAAGATGATCCACCAGGGTTAAAAGAGTATAAAGCGATTGATTGTATATTGCCAGTATTTCTAAGGAATGCTAAACCACCGGCAAAAAATAAAGATAAGAAGAAGCTAGTCAAGCAATTAACCAAGTATAAGGAGATCGAATGAGTACCGAATTAAAACCATTTCTAGTTAGACTCACACCATCTAGTGTAGAGTTATTAAGTAAAGCTTCTAAAGAACAAGAAAAACCAAAGGCAAGTATTATTAATGATGCGATTAAAGCCTATCTTTCTAAAGAGGGTGATCTCAACTCAAGACTTAATAAGATTTTATAAATGATATTAGAGTTGCCTTATCCACCTAGTGTAAATACTTATTGGAGAGCAAATGGAAAAAGACGATTTATTTCTAAAGAAGGTGTGGCTTTCAAGAATGCTGTCATGGCTTATTGTATTGATCAACATATTAAGTCTTGGAATGATAAGCGTCTTAATGTATTTGTGTATATTCACCCTAGGAGTAAAAGACGATTTGATCTCGACAATTGTCTTAAGGCTATTTTAGATGCATTAATGGCAGCACATGTATATGATGATGACTCACAAATTGATATGTTATCCATTACACGTGCTGAACCAAGACCAGGCGGATGTGCTATGGTTGTTATTAGTGAGTATGGTAAGTAAGTTTTCGGTATATGAAAATGCAGAGCTTAGTCCATTTGGTCCTAGATTCTGTTCAACATGTTACCAATACAAAGCATGTACTGGTAAATGGAAGATTGCATCACATGGCAAAAATAGACGCTGGCTTTGTGATGAGTGTATGAGTAAACGCGTCAAAGTTACGCCAATTAAATAAAGGAGAAAGCTATGGCTGAACAAAAAGAACGTAAACCAGGTACTGGAGTTGCATTTGTTAATAAGAATAAGAAAGAAGATTGGCATGCTGATTGGACTGGAGAGTTTGCAGCCCATGATGGTACTGTTTATTATCTTAATGTTTCTAAAAAAGTAGGTGGTCATAGTGGTGCTGAGTATATTACTGTAGGTTTAGGCAAACCTAAAGTAGCTGCTAGTACATCTACTGCTCCAAATAACTTTCCTCAAGCAAGACCTATGTCAGAATTACAAGATTTACCTGACGATTTGCTATTCTAATGGATGAAGTTAAAAAGAAAAATCCAATCCCTTCTCTTGCTGGCTATGGCGGTGTCCGTAGCTTGCAAAAGAAATTGGAAAGGTCTACCACTTTACAACAGAATCGTGAGGCAGTTAGTTATTCGTTGCTATGTTTGGCGAATACAAAGCTTACTGACATTATGGAGTGGGATGAACAGGGCAATATTAAAGTTAAACCAAGTAAAGACATCCCAGAACATGCTATGCAAGCCATTAAAAGTATTAAGTCAAATACTAAGGTGGATAAAGAGGGGAATAGTTACACGACTCTTGATATAGAACTATGGGATAAGGTCGGAGTGCTTAGATTACTTGCTAAAGCATCTGGTTTACTAGATAATCCAGAAGAATCAGATAAACCTAGCGTATTAGGTATTAATATACGCGCACCAGAGATTATAGACCATGACGAAACAACAGGACAAGATAACAAAGATACTGAATGAGCGTCAATTAACGCATGGTGATTATTTGTCTAAATGTATTTTCATTCAAACAATCAAAGAAAGCATGCGGAATGAAAACAATAACTGGGTTAGGTTAGATCCAGATATGCAAGAGTCATTAGATATGATGGTACATAAGATTAGTCGTATTCTTTATGGAGATCCATATCATACTGACAATTGGGTAGATATAGCTGGTTACATTATGTTAGTAGCAAATCGTTTACAACTTGAGGAGGAATTTAATGAGCGCACCAAATCATGTAGAAGATCGTATTCAAAAGTTACGTGATGTTTATGCATTAAATAACATTTATCAAAATGAGGCGTTACAAATTATTGATGCATTGCAAGCGCAGATCAATGTGCTTAATCAATTATTAGCACTCGAAATTAAAGATATAGATGGCTAAAACAAAAGAGATGTCATCCAAGGCCATACATGGGCCAGGGATAGACTTAGACTTTTCAACAGCGCCTACGACATGGAACTTTCTACAGTCTGATGCATTTGTACGTGGATTAATGGGACCAGTAGGTTCTGGTAAATCCTATGCATGTGCGGCAGAAGTTATGATGCGCGCAGTCAGACAAAAACCATCTCCTATAGATGGCATTCGTTATACACGTTTTGTCATTGTACGTAACTCTTATCCTGAATTAAAAACTACCACAATAAAAACATGGATAGATTTATTTCCAGAGAATACTTTTGGACCCATGTTACATACACCACCTATTACTCATCATATCCGTTTGCCATCTCGCGGTGAAGCAGCGGGTATTGATTGCGAAGTTATCTTTTTAGCATTAGATCAACCTAAAGACGTACGAAAATTACTATCTTTGGAATTAACAGGAGCATGGGTAAATGAAGCTAGAGAACTTCCTAAAGCAGTTATTGACGGACTTACGCATCGTGTGGGTAGATATCCGACTCAACGTGATGGAGGACCTACTTGGCATGGTGTGTGGATGGATACTAATCCAATGGATGATGACCACTGGTGGTTTAGATTAGCAGAAAAAGAAAAGCTAAATGGCAAGTATGCATGGCAATTCTTTAAACAACCAGGCGGTGTCATAGAAGTATCACCAGAACATTTGCCAGAAAATCCAGAAGCCAATGACCATATATTCTCAGGTGGCAGATGGTGGAAAATAAATAATAAAGCAGAGAACGTAGGCAATCTACCAGCGGGTTATTACATGCAGATGTTAGGCGGTAAGAACCTAGATTGGATTAAATGTTATGCAGAAGGCAAATATACATACGTTCAAGAAGGCAGACCAGTATGGCCAGAATATGATGATCACTCTATGAGTGGAGATGTACAATATGATCCAGAGTTGCCATTACAAGTTGGTCTTGACTTTGGTTTAACACCGGCTGCGGTAGTAGGACAAAGACTTAACAATGGTCGTTGGGTAATCTTAGAAGAAATCGTTACATTTGATATGGGACTAGAAAGATTTGGTCAGCAACTATTAGCAGAGTTAAATGCTAAATACCCTAAAGCACAAATATTAATGTGGGGTGATCCGGCTGGTATGCAACGAGATGCTATTTATGAAGTTACCGCATTTGATTACTTACGCACTTTAGGATTAAGAGCGCAACCTACACCATCCAATGATTTTAAAGTTAGACGAGAATCAGCTGCTGCACCTATGCAAAGATTAATTGCTGGTAAACCAGGACTTATGATTGCTACAAAATGCAAAATGATACGTAAATCATTGGCAGGCGGATACCATTTTAAACGAGTGGCTATTGGTGCCGGACAAGAACGATTTAGAGATATGCCTAATAAAAACGAACACTCTCACGTAGGCGATGCTTTTGGATACTTACTTCTTGGTGGCGGTGAACATAAACGTATGACACGCAGTCCATTATCTGCTTCAACCATTATTGCTCAAACTGTAGCAAAGTCTGACTTTAATGTTTTTGATTGATTATGTAGAAGTATTTAAACATATGCCACATGTCAAAGGTGGCTATTATCTTCCATTCCTTCCTCCACATTTAGATGAATTAGATTGTATAGAAGTACACAATCAAGTAGCTATAGGTTCAAAAGACTTTAAACGCATGATTTGTCATCAAGCAGAATGCGGTCCAACCATTACTGCATTTATTTATGGAAAGCCAGTGGCTATATTTGGATGCACTATGTTATGGAAAGGTGTTGCAGAATCATGGTCTTTACTCTCAGAGCAATCTAGGCGATATCCAATAGCTATGACAAAAGCCGGATTAACATTTATTGATATCTGTGAGATATTATTTCACTTGCATAGAGTACAAATAACTGTTAAAACCTCAGATAGTCGTGCTATGGCATGGGCTAAAGCATTAGCTTTTGTTCCTGAATGCAATATGGTTCATTACAGTGCAGATAAAGAAGATTATACATTATTGAGGAGAAATTAATGGGCGGATTATTAGGCGGTAGTAAGCCAGATACATCAGGAGCTGAAGCTCAAATTAGGGCGCAACAAGAAGAAACAAGTCGCTTAAGAGTGCAAGCAGAACAAGATAAAGTTAAGTTAGCAGAAGATTTAGCATCTAAACGCAAAGCAAGACAACGTGGCGCTAGAGCATTGTTAGCCGAAGAAAGATTAAACCCAGAAACAGGCGTATCAGAAACGCTTGGATCATCAGGAGGAGTATAATATGGGCGGAGGATCAAGACCAGCAGCACCAGCACCAGCACCAGTAGTAGTACCACCAGTGGATGTAGCACCAGCAAGAACAGCAGCAGAAACATCAGCAGCTTATAAAAAAGCTAGACGTGGTAGATCATCTGGACTTATGGCATCTACAACGACTGATACACTTGGTACAGATACAACCTTAGGCGTTTCCTAAAATGTCAGGCGCGGTAGGAAAAAAAGAATATAGCATTGCTCCAGAAGCAAAAGCTAATTTAACACCTACAGAAGAAAAGAAATTTCAGCAAGATGTTAAAGGTAGCGATTGGTATAAAGAATATAAACAAAACTATGGTGAAGATCCAGACTTAAATAGTAAGGA